CCAGTGATGACAACTGCAGACCTCGCATTAAAGTTTGATCCAGAGTATGAAAAGATTTCACGACGATTCCTTGAAGACTTTGACTACTTCTCAGATCAATTTGCTCGTGCTTGGTTTAAGCTAACTCATCGTGATATGGGTCCAATTTCAAGATACCTTGGCAAAGAAGTTCCTTCTGAGCAGCTTATCTGGCAAGATCCTGTTAGCAATGTAACAAGAACTACATTGGTACAAGAGGAAGTGGATATCATTAAGGAAAGAATTATTGAATCTGGGCTTTCTGTTTCTGATTTAGTTACAACTGCTTGGGCATCTGCATCAACATTCCGAAAGACAGACAAGCGTGGTGGAGCTAACGGTGCAAGAATTGTTCTTGCTCCACAGAATACATGGGAAGTAAATGACCATGAAGCTATTAACAGAGTGGTTTCTGTTTTAAATAGTATTAAAGAAGACTTCAATGTATCTCTTGCAGATCTAATTGTATTTGCTGGTAGCGTTGCTGTTGGTATTGGTGCTAAGAACTCTGGATTTGGTGCTGATATCACTGCAAAGTTTATGCGTGGAGATGCAACACAAGAGCAGACAGATGTTGAATCATTTACAGTTCTTGAGCCAAAGTTTGATCCTTTCCGCAACTATATTCACAGTAGCATTACAGAGCCAGCAGAAGTTCTTCTGGTAGAAAAGGCTAATCTGCTAGGACTAAATCCAGTAGAGTTAGTGGTATTGCTAGCTGGTATGAGAACATTGAGCAATGATAACCTAGACAATAGCTATCTAGTTCAACTACTTTCATATGTTAATGCTAATGAAGCAGTCAACATTCCTCGTGTTGACCTAATCCTTGCATCTAACTCAGAGCTTAGAGCAATTGCTGAAGTTTATGCTGCAGATGATGCTAAACAAAAGTTTGTAAATGACTTTGTTTCTGCATGGACCAAGGTTATGAATGCTGATCTATTTCTTAAGGAGAATAAATAAATGAGAAGTGCAATGTTTTATCTATTACATTCAACAGCAATTGTTGGCTTAATGATTGGTTCATATGTGTATGGGCTTAAGCAGGCAGCAAGCAATGCAAAAGAAAAGGTAATGAAGCGTAAGTAAAAAAAAGTCCTGGGTATGACTAAAACTGCCCAAAATGCGAAAGTAACTCAATGGTAGAGTACTACCTTGCCAAGGTAGATGTTGCGAGTTCAAATCTCGTCTTTCGCTCCAATTTAATATGCACCAGTAGCCAAGTTGGTTAAGGCATCAGTCTTATATACTGAAGATCGTAGGTTCAAGTCCTGCCTGGTGTACGCCCCTATAGCTCAGCGGAAGAGCGGACGGCTTCTACCCGTTAGGTCGGAGGTTCAAATCCTTCTAGGGGCACTTTCTTATATAAATATCTGCATACATATTTTCTTGCAGAGCAAAACCAATTACTTCCCAATCCTTGTTATCATTGAGAAATTCACAAACTACTTCAATAACACCATAATCAACACCGTGATCCTGATCAACTATGTAATCATTGAATCCAATAATTCCACCTTCTGCCAATAATGCAAGGGAATTAATAAGGTCAGCCCTGCAATGCTCATAGTCATGGTTAGCATCTATGTATACATAATCAAATTTCTTATCAAGTGTTGGCATTATTTTTTCGCTATACCCTTGGTGATAAGTAATAGTCTTAACATTCTTAAATCTATTTTTTACAAAATCAAAATGTCCTGCTTTATTAAATCTGTTACAGTCAGGCCAATCGTTAGCCTTAAACACGTCTACAAGGTCAATAGAGGCTGGATTAACTTCTTTTATAAGTACTTCTGCATAGTCTCCAGCAAGCGTGCCTATCTCAAGTATCCTTGATCCTTTTGGAATATGCTTTGCAAATTCTTCCTTGCTAGTAAAAAGTCTTGCATTATTAAGCTGTTCTTGTGATATAGTTTTAATAGGCATAAGCCTAGTATATCAGAGTCTCTAGTGTATAATGATATGTATGGGGTATCCAAATTGGTTTAATATAAGCGCCGTGAAATATTTTAATTTAATCTTGCCACGCAGGTTTGCAGGTAAGCCCTTAATAGACTTTCTACAAATAGGTGCATACACTGGAGATGCTAGCCAGTGGATGTTAGATAATATACTTACAGATCCAACCTCATGGCTTACTGATGTTGATACCTGGTCTGGGTCTGAAGAAGAAGTACACAAGAAATTTGACTGGAATGAACTTGAACAGTTTTATGATAGCAGAATGTCTGCTTATACAAATGTATGTAAAGTTAAAGGGTACTCTGAAGAGTTCCTTAATACCGCTGAAAAATCACACTATGATTTTATATACATAGATGGCGATCATACTGCACATGGAGTATATACAGATGCAATACTTGGCTGGGATAAGCTAAAAATTAATGGGATAATGGCATTTGATGACTATCTATGGCAACATGATACATACCAAGAACACCTTAGACCTAAGCCAGGAATAGATAGGTTTTTACAAGAGCATAGTGGTAAATATCAGATACTGATTATGGATGAGCAAGTTTGGATATTAAAACATGAGTAAGCTTAAAGGGTTTGGGCCAACGTATGTTATAAATCTTAAAGACCACACTCATAGATTAAGCAGTGTAAAAAAGCAGTTTGATAAATACGGAGTAACTGATTATACTATTGTTGAAGCAGTTGATGGTAGGAAAAGCGATCTTTCTGATCAAATATCTGGAAAGTATCCTAAGTTAAAACCATCAGAAATTGGCTGCATTATGTCTCACATCAAAACAATTAATCTCTGGTTGAATACATCTAATAGTGAGTACGCCATTATAATGGAAGATGATTTTAGTTTTGATACTGTTGAGCATTGGTCATGGGACTGGGAATATGTAATTAAAAATCTACCCAAAAGGTGGGACATTATCCAGCTAATAATGATTAAGAATCAGCCAGTTAAGTTTAGCCTTCATAAAAAAGAAAAATATAATGTCAACACAAGAGCTTCATATGAATGGTCAACTGCATGCTACATAATTAATAGAAAGTATGCAGAGTCAATTGTTAAATCTCATACATTTGAGGATAAATATGTTCTTAAAAGCTACGGATTACCAAATCAAGCAGCTGATGTTATTTTGTATAGTCTTGGTGAAGCATACTCTATGCCACTATTTACTCACATACTAGATCCTAAAAACTCAATCAATAAAAACCATGAGGACTTTCATTTAAAATCCAGCAACTATATAAACAAGTGGTGGGAAAAAAATGGTAGGCTTTACTCTAAAGAACAGTTCTTTAATATTAATGAAGGTCTGAATTTTAAAATTGATAAACCAAACATATGCTTTAAGATATTTCATAATGAAGAAAATACTGAAATAATGAAAAAAAGAAACATACTTACTAAGCGTGCTACAGACCAGCTTATAAAAGACTTTGATAATTTTGATACACCAACCATTATGATGAGAAGTATTGAAGACATACAATCATTCTATAAAGACGCAGCAATTAAAGTTGACCCAAAAGGATGGCTTGAAGAAGGGTGGAAGCCTGGGGAGCTTGGAATTTGGGCAAGCAACTATACAGCATGGGCAAACTTTGCTAACTCTAAATATGACCATATAATATTAATGGAAGATGATATACAGCTTTCAAAAGATTTTAGTCAAAGACTATACGAATACATAGATGAGCTGCCAGAGGACTGGGATGTATTCACTGTCTATGTTCCACCTACTGGTAATATTAGATATAAAAAAGATGGAAAACATTTAGACGTTGGAAAGAAAAATGTTTGTAAGGTTTATCAGTCTTGGTCATGCTTATGCTATGTTGTAAGCAAGTCTGGTGCAAAGAAGCTGCTTGAAATGGTAAAGACTCCAGTATCAAGACCAATTGATCACTATCTATTTTATAATGAAGAACTAAATGTGTATGCTATTAAATACAACAGAGCAAACATTTGTAACATATATTCAACAACATCAACTGTTCAGCATACAAAAAAGCAAGACATGACTGGCTATCTTTAAACAAACTTATTGTAAAAATATTCTATTGCAGAGCCTTTAGGAAGTTCATTTTTGTCAATGCCTTCTCTATTTAAAAATTGATTCCAGATCTGCAGTGTATGAGAGTATTTACATTTATCTAAAACCTCATCTAGGTGCTCGCTCATCCAAATCTTTTTCCATTGCCAGAAATGAATTGGATAGAAAACCTTTGGTTGCTGTGCATATCTTAAAAGACCAAGCTTTTTAGCACACTTTGTTACAAGTAGTGGTCCTATCTCTGACCAAACTATCTTTGTCTTATCGTACTTAACTGAGTTATCTATTAGCATGGTAACAAGTTCAGAGTCTTGTGGCATTCTTAATATACCGTTTGCAAGTCGCCCCTCTTCTTCATACCCAAACAGGTAATCTCCAAAATCCCATTTGTGTCTAAGGCATATAGAGTCTGTATCAGTCCATGTAAGACCTGTTTTTTGTATCATTGTATATCTAAACATATCTGCGAATGGTCCATATGAATTCTGTACCTTGAAAATTTCAGACTCAGGAATTATCTCATTGGCATCAGACTTAACTACACCGTTTGGAACCTTCATGTCCATGTCGTAAACAAAAAGGGTAAAGGAATGTCCATAGTATATAAATGAAGCAAGAGCTGTCTGTTCAACCTTACTTAATGGATTGCCTATCCATAATGATCCAAAATCAGCCATGACTATATCCTATCATACAAAAAGAAAAGCCAGCCCATTTCTAGGCTGGCCTTCTTTGTTTTATACTACTTTACTTGACTGTTTGTTTTCCCGCCACCAGAAGATTTCTTGGCAGGTGCTTTTGCTGCCTTCTTCTTTACAGGTGCCTTAGCAGCCTTCAGAGCCTTGTCTACGGACTCAGCATCTGGCAATAGACCAAAAGCCTTGTCGTTAGGGTTAAGTGCTCTGATTGCTACTGGTGCAATAGCTGCGACTAATGCTGTCCATAGATCCTTTGGATCTGTCACGCCTGCCATGTACAGGGCTAAGCCTGATGCAAGTACTGATCTTCCATATGAAGATAGTAGCGCCTTTAGTTGTTCTGTATTCATTTTTCCTCCTAGGATATTCTATGATCTTTATGATCATCATGAGGCAAACTATTTTTAGATAGCCCCAATTCTTTGTAATGTTTAATAAAATTAATAATGTTTTCCCTTTCTTTTTCTGGAAAACCATTAATTAAAACTTGATTTATACCTTCACTTTGCAACTTTTTCATGAAGTCGTCAAACTGTTGAAAAGTAAAGAATTCAATGTCATTTACTTTACCTGTTTTTTCACCATCTCGCCATACAGGTCTATTAACATATTCTTCAGAAATACTAAGCTCTTCTTCTGTCCTTCTAATTATTGGTGTCAAAGCTAACATTATATTTTGACCAGATATGTCAAAACTATTTCCTACATCTTGACCGCTTTTTTCACTAACTACTGTCCAGTATCCATTTTTATAGTCTCTGTATGGCAATATCATTTTATTGCTGTTTTGCGAAACTTCATTAAAAACATATTCGTTGGTTGTTGATACATAAAAATCTAATAAATGCTTTCTTTTATTTCCAGGCATAGTGTTAAGCATTTTTACGTATTCTATCAAATAATTAGACCTATCAATACGATCTGAGTCATCATTGATATCTCCTATGATGCCCCCAAAATCTTTTTCATGCTCTTTAACATATCCAGATATTAGGTTAACCTGTATTCTGCCTGGAGCAATTGAGTTTATTGATTTGCTAATCATGCATAAATATTGTGGAGATATTGTATAGGGTCTAATTGCAACTAGATATTTAATCTTTTCATTTAGTCTTATATCTCTTGCTACTTTTGTAAAAACGTCACCAAGAATTGCGTCATATACAAACATAACTCCATCAAAATGACTCTTTTCTAATCTGGTTATTTCACCAGGATTAAAGTTTCCACCAAAGTAATAAAACTCCATATTACTATTATCTCATATATCCTGAAAGTATGTAGTAGCCAAGCCATAAACCAATAATGCCAGCGACACCAGCAAAAACTGGTGGTGCTGGAACTGGTAGCTTAAATGCAGCAAATACTACACCGCAACCAAAACCTGTAAGTATTGACAGGAATATGTCTTTCATTTTTCCTCCTCAGATGGTAAAAGTTTTTTTAGCTCTTTATACTCTTGTGATATTTTTTTCATTGAGTGATAGTGTGGATAAGCATCTCCTACCAATCCATACTCATCAAAGTATGCGATCTCTGGCTCAATTTCATTAACAAACTTTTTAAGACCAGACTGAACATCTTCAATATATTCGTATGCCCAATCACGAGAGTCAGATAAAAACTTGATAAAGTTTTCTTTGTGCACGTCGTTGTCAGACTCTTGTTGCTTAGTGCTATTAAAAACATCTTGCACCCTTACTAAAGACATAGCTAGGGTTAACATTCTTTGTCTAAGCAGAATAACCTTTAATGTCAATAAAATTGATGCCGTACTAACAGCAACAAGCAATAGTCCAATTATCATTGTAGTTAAATCCATTTATTTTACCGCTTCCCTAGATACTAACACAATTGCACCTTCCATCTCAAGAGCATTCTTAAGCTGAACAACATACTGTAATGCTTTTATTTTTTCATCATGATTCATAGCAATAAAGTCATACTCATTAAGTTTGATTGTAAGGAAATGATCATTGTCTATTAGTTTTACTGAAAAACCTTTAGGAGCAGTAATAGAGTGAAATGCTCTACGCATTGAATCAGTGTACATTTACTTTAATCCTTTTTCTTATCAACAAAATTAAATACTTCTTCAAGTGATTCCCAGCCCATGTCTTCATCAACTTCTAACGCTGCAAGAAATATATCCCATGTTTCATAAACATACTGTTTTGCAAGTTCATTTGGCTCAACAAGATCGTTGTCAACTAGGAATGCAATTGGAAGTCCAATATCGTTATATTCAATAAAGTCCTTAAAGTATTTATCTGACTTATAGTCCATCCATAGTTCACCTAGTATTGAACAGATTGATTCAAAACTGGTTACTTCTTTTCTGTTGTTAGACTTGTCCACATTTGACCCCACTTTTCTTTATTTCTGTGCCTGCTAAACTCTCTTGATATTTCGCCATTCTCTAAGTATATACCGCCCCAGACACCCCACTCTTTACCTGACACACCATTAGCAAAGCATACTCTTTGAACTGGGCATGACTGACACAAATCATCTATTTTTGGTCTGAGAGATTCATCTTCTTCATATTTGTCAAAAAATAAATTGGTATCTGAGTCAAAACAACGGCCTTCATCTTTCCATAAGTGTTGTTTCATATTTATACCTTATATCTATTTGGAATATCCCACCCATTGCGATCAGGTACAAAGTTTTTAGCTAAAAACCATTTTCCATTACGATAGATTCCGTTGATAGCTGTCTTTGCCATATCTGATTGTTTTGTTTCTACAACTGTCCAGCCATCCCAATGTAGATTGTAGTTCTTTGCAACAATCTTTTCCATTGTATTTAAATTATTTATGATCATTTTTACCCCTTTAGTATCGGAAAATTCCAACTTCAATGTTGTTTTGTTCTGCAGTCGTAACAAGTTTAGAAACAGGTTGCTTAGGCTTACTAAGAAAAGCAAGGTAGTTTACACTCTTGATATTTTCTTCAATGTACCATGTAGGCACCTGTATAAACTTAATCTTTCGTCCACGAGACTTCATACCTCTTTCTGAAAGATTACAAAACTCAGAAACAAAAGAGTTAACTGCAGCAGGTCCTGCTGAGTAAACTAAAAATTCTTTGTCTCCATCTTGCATTCCAGAAAGAGCGACACCCATAGCACGAAGAAAGACTTGATAATCATCAAAGTCAGTTGTTCCATGCACCGCTACTATCATCAGAATTTCCATTCTTTAAACTATCCAAAATGAATAGCATCTTATCAATATCCCGATTTGACATATTGTTTGTATCAATTGGCCTTACAGTTTCTGGATTAACCAATCCTTCAACAGTATCAGCTATATAAAACATATTGTCATGAACCCAATATGCATGATCTTCTATTATCAAAACCCTAACCGTATTGTTTTTCAAATGTTTTCTTGCTTGAGAAAGCGGTTTTGGCTTTTCAAAAAGATCATTAGGAATAAAATTCTTTACTATTTTGTGTATATCACTTTGTGTATATACTACTTTAGCAAAATATTTATCCTTCTTTTTTACTGCTATTATAATTATAGAGCATACTGCTATCAATGTCAAGTTGATAGCTAATAACTCAATCATTAGTTTTCCTTTTTAGGATGCTTAACAGTATAATTATCAATAATAGATTTAATTGTACCGTTTTTATTTAAACGGACAATTTTGCCATTTTTAATCTGTGTTGGATTAAATGATCCAGCCTTCTTCTTTGGCATTAATCGTTACCATTTTCTTTTGGTTTAAATATGTGTGTCAATGATTGAGACGTTGTGTAGTCTTTACCAAAGTCAGCAAACAATGCTTTGTCTCTTTCACGATTAGCAATTCCTCTTGACCATGAATAACCTGCGTCTCCACCCCACGCAAGCCACATTATGTATCCATTAGATGGGTTTGCTGAGTTGCCCCAGTCCTTACCCTTCTTATCTACTTCATGGCGTGAGAAGTATGAGTACATTCTTTTAACAGTGCTAAGAGATATTGTTTCTCCTCTTGCTAACTGCCCTGCACGAGTCCAACCAACTGCAGTTCCTGCACCAGTTGCTTTTCCATCTTCTTTAAACTTAAGTGCTCTACGAGCTGCAGATCTTGCACCAGCAGGTGGTGAGTAACCTTCTGCTTTTGATACTGTATCTGTATCGTATTCAACTGTGTCATCGTCTTCAAATAAGTCATCTGCTTTTGCTACTGGAACACAGTTAGGAACCATCCTACCGCCTTCTCCAGGCTTCATTCCACGTTGTACATATCCATCCCAACATGGTGCTTTCTTGTTCATTTCATCTTGACAAACTGGACATTCTGGGCAATCAACATTTAGCTCTTTGCATGTTTCGCATCCACAACCTTGATATGCTTTACCAATTGATGCCTCTGCTGGGCAACAATGAGATTTGCCAATTGATGAGTCGTACATAGCCATCTCTACCTCTGAATCCATTGTATGATTTTCCATATCTGCTATAGTTGCATCCTGATACATCATGCCAATACTGTATGCGGTTGGCTCCCACTTACCATCTTTTTCTTCATAAATTCTAACAGCCATTGCTGGATTTTCTGGTGGCATAGACTGAATTGCATACTCTGTTCCAGGAACTCCGTATACCCCACCCTCAACCATAATATGTTCTACAACACCATGGACAAGACCCTCAGATGTTGTGCCCATAACGAAGTCGCCTTCTTTTATCATATAACGATTATATCAGAATTCTTTGGGCTTTACGACTCTTTTTAGCTCTTGAAGAGACCACTTCTCTTGTTTGGAAAGCTTGGAAACCTCTTCTTGATTATAAGATTTTTCAGTTAATGATATTAGAGGGTCATCTTGAAGAAAGTCTATGTCAACATATCCTTTTTCCCAAAGCACCATAAGCTCAGCATTAACAAAGTTAAGGTGGTCATGATACAACTCTGGCATTATTTCTTTGACCTTTGGAGTAAAAGAGTATAACATTTCCCCAGTATCAGGGTCTACACCAGCCACCTCTATGCCACCCTCAAGAATAAGGTTATCTATTATTTTACTAATAGAGTCATCATCAAACATCTACAAAGTCCAGGAACTCTTGACGAGTCTTTGCACCATTCATACGTTTTACTTCTCTTCCATCTTCTAGAAGTACGTAGGTTGGTACAGACTTAATACCAAACTTTTTAAGTAGCTCTATTTCTGTATCTGCATCAACAAAAATAAAATCAATCATTCCATCTTTCTTTAGCTCTTCTGCTATTGGTCTGGTACGCTGACAAGGATTACACCACTCAGCAGTAAAGTATAGTACATGACTCACTTGCCAGACTTCTTTCTAGCCTTTGCAAGAACATCAAAATCTTTTACCTTCGTATCACCTAAGTATCCCCATGCATAACCGTCATTAATCATCATGTCATTTAAAGAAACTGTATCTCCATTAACATAGATCCAACCAAGAATACGACCAAACTTTTCAGTTGAGTTCATCTTTTCTGTCTTGATTACAACAGACTTGGCATCTTTTAGAGCCTTCTTTAAGTACTCCTTAGACTCAAGACCAAGAGCCTTCTCTTTTAGATCCTTTGTGCGAGACTCAGGGGTATCAATACCAGCCAGTCTAACACGAGATGAGAACAGGATGTCAAACCCTAAATCAATAAGAACATCAATGGTATCTCCATCTACGACATTCTCTACTTTTCTTACATAGTATTCATACATATAAGCCCCCTTAGACCCAATATTTAATTATTGCAGTTGTTGCAAGAATTGACCAGATTATATTAAACCAAATAATTGTTGGCAATGTTTTAACTGTTGATGACCAAATCAAAGATAGACTAGTTATTAATGCAAAGATATATAGCCACCAAAATTGTATTCCAAAAATAAGACCTGGAATAATAATTGCTACTTTAGTCATAAAAGCAAAAAACTCTACAGTGTTTGGTAAATCCCAATAAGACCTATGTCTCATTGTCTTTAATGCATTAATCCATTCTGTTCTAAAATTCATTTTAATGACTCCAAAAATTGTCTATGGTCCATGCAATCATCTCTTTTTGAATTTTGTCTAGCAAGATAATGGTAATATTTATTAAAAAAGTCATTATATTTTTTTGAATTATCTATGTATCTTCTAGCCACATGTTTACTAATGACATCAATACCCAGACCAACTATTAGCCAGCTATCAGAAGCCCAGTAAGGTCCTCCGTCATTCTTTGTTGGAAATCTTTGTTTCCATAAATTTAGCCTTTGCTTCAATGACTCTGGAGCTTTTTCATAAGTAAACTTTTTCCAAAAATCAGTATCTTTTCTCTGGCTCATATAATGAAAATATATAAACTCTGACATGTCGTTATTCATAGACAATACATCTTTATTGAATTCATCTCTTATACATGAAACATCATCAAAAAGCCATTCTGGATTTGTTAACAGTCTTCTAAGCATATTAATGCTTATCCATATAGATGTTGCCTCTAGAGGTTCTATAAAGTTTGCAGCCAGTCCAATCGCTACACAGTTATTAACCCATGTTTCTTCATAGCATCCAGCACTAAACTTAAATGCTCCCTTACCTTTTCTTGGATACGTTGGTGTATAACCAAGAAACTCTTCTATCTCTTGTGCTGCTTCATCTTCTGATATTAATGATGAGTCATAAACATATCCGCAGCCAAATCTTGATTGCAATGGAATTTTCCACATCCAACCATACTTCATAGCAATTGCTTCAGTATAGGGTGGAATATCATTTTCAACATCAGTGAAAAATGGCAATGCAGAATCTGATGGCAAAAAGTCGCCATAACTCTTCCACTTTGCATCAAAAATCTTTCCTATAATTAATCTATGAAAACCACTACAGTCAAAAACAAAATCACATTCAATTTGTGTAGCATCATCAAATAATATTTTATCTACATTATTTTTTTGATTTACAGATATATCTGTAATTGTTTTTTCTATTATTTTTATATTGCGATCTATACCAATTTGCTTTAGTCTAGCTGCAAATTTTGCAGCATCAAAATGTATTGCATGAAGACCAAGCTTATCATGGTGGCTATCTAGTTCATCAACAGTATGCTCTTTATATGTAAATGGAACCTTGTTTAATTCTGAAATTTTTTCAATAAAATCAACATCTGAGTGTGAATTATTTTTAATAATACTTGATAACACCAATGGTCTTGAGAATAAGTCTTGTGATTCTGCATCAAAGCCAAGTAGTGTTGGACCTTTTAATGCAAAACCATGGTAGTAAAACTTTCCATCATTGTTCCAATTCGTAAATTTAATTCCATTTTTTATTGTAGCATCGCAGTTTTTTACTATATCGCTTAAAGGTATGTCAAGTGTCTCTAAAAATTCTATTAGTCTTGGGGTAGTTCCTTCTCCAGCACCCAATATTCCAATTTCTTTAGACTCAACTACAGTTAAATCTAGATCTGGATATTCTTTTTTTATGTAAAGAGCTGTCAGCCATCCAGCACTACCTCCACCAATAACAACTATTTTTTTTGTCATTATTTCCTCCCCCACTGTACATAGTTCCATCCACGCTCATGTGCGTAGTAAATGAATATTTTAACTACCGTTTCCCAAAATGCAATTGTGACAGACAGGGCAGCATTCTTTGTAATAACATAAGCAACAGCAACTGAGGAAAGTGTTCCCCATATACGATAACTTAGTGCCTTAGCAAACGACCTAGCCTTTGTTACTTTCATGCTGGCCACTCCATATTGTCAGGGCCTTTACTAATTACTTTCCAAATTTTAGATACCCATTTCTTTACGTTTTTGCGTAGCCGATATAGCATGAATGTCTGCCCCCAAATCTACTTGCTCAATCTTATACCCTACATCACGACCATACACAATGTTAGTGATGTTAGGCAATCTTAATACTAATGCCCCATCCATAAATTCGTCCTTGGCAATATATTCTTTTACCTGATCAAACTTAAGAGGATCTTTCTCACTTGTATTGTAGGTATTACGGACTCCAAGAAGGACTTGATCAGTTCTCTTGCCAGCCTCCTTGTAAAGGGCGTGGTGGCCCTCGTGCCATGGCTGATACCTACCCAGCATAAGAGTTGTAGGTGCAGACCAATCATGTAGGCTAAACTTATCAATTATATGAGATGCTTTTGATTCTGCATCCAAGTTGTGACTAATAAATGATACATCAAACTCTGTTGGTCTTTCAAACATTTTATTTGTGTCTTCAAAGCGACCCTCTGCAATTGTGTCCATGAATACCAAAATGTCTGGCTTGCCAAATGCTACACGAGTTAGGTCTGTTGGACAAACAAAGTCAACAATGACTGGAGCAACGCCTTGCTTGGAAATTAGACGAGCCATCTCTCCCATGCGACGAGACTGTTCTAGTCTATCTTCTGGTGCAAACCCCAAGTCTGAGTTGACTGTTGCACGAACCTCATCTGCATTAAGATGAATAGCATTAATGCGTTCTTTAAGTGCCTTTGCTAATTCTGTTTTACCAGAACCTGGCAGTCCAATAATCTGAATAATCATGCGTGTGGCTCCTCTGTTGCTTTGTTTTCAATAAGCTTATCACGCTCATCAAGTATGGTTATTGCAAAAGACATCATTTTTTTATACCCATCTGAATTATTCATAATTTTATTATAATGATGACCACAAAAAAGAAGTTGTCCATTTAGTCCAGTAACCTGAACCAAAGCTTCTGCTGCACAAGAATCACAACGGTCTGTTGCTTTCAGAACCCACTCTGGCTTAATAGTATCATCTTTAATCATTGTAGTCATAGTATACACTTACTTTCTGTTGTCGGTGGAATAAAATCCATTACCATTAAAAACTGCTCCTACATTAGAGTATACACGAACTAATGCAGAATTACAAGTCTCACAGCTGTAACCTGGATCATTTTCTTTGATAGATCTTTCTTTTATATACCGTTTTGCACAAGGCATACAGTCATATTCGTAAGTTGCCATAACTACCCCATCTCTAATTGTTTGTTATTTTTTTCAGGAATGTATCCGATTTCAGGTCTTTTATCATACTTCCAGCCTGAATGCTGACCTTCTGCATTAACATAGTGCAAGAATGTTTGAAGATGCCATGACCCTTCAGATGTATCAAAAGTATTTCTCCAGTGCTCAACCTGCATACCTTTATATATAAGTATGTCTCCAGTATTCAGCACACATTCTTGACCATCTATGAATATTGGCCAAGTATATCCATCTTCTACATAATAATTTCCAATAGCTACCGTCATTGATATTTCACATGAAGGTCTATCCTTATGTCTTTTTAATTCTGCACCAGGCCTATACAATCTATAGTATGAATATGTTGGGTGTAGACTAAGACCAGTATTGTCTTCTACTACTTCCTGAAGCATTAATAATAAAGATTCCATAGCCATATCTGCATATTTAGCATGTGACCCAGGAACCTGTATGTCAGATTCAAAGTTATTCTTTTCATCTAAAAATGCATACTGTGTAAGAAAGTCAGTCAATTCTTTGCTTACCACATTTCTTACTATAACGTAACCATTTTCATTAAAATACTCTAAGTTATTCATTGTATCCTATCGTGAATCCATGTTACAATTGCATATTTTGTTCCAGACTTTATTGGGTGCGCTATATGCCTATATGCATAATTTGATGGAAATATAAATAAAGATCCAGCACTTGGTTTAATTTTTATGTCAAAGTTAACAAACTCAATTTCTCCACCATCATATTCATCGTTTAAATAAAGAATTAAAGATATTGAACGTTTAGATCCAGTATCTCCATCATAATGTGACCTAAAGTATTGTGAGTCAGTATATTTTAGCAAATTGTTGTGTTCTGTATAATAAAATGGCTCATTGATATCAAAAATTTTACGATAACTACTTAAGCATTCTTTAGTAATACTATTAAACTTATCATCAATATTTTTTAATGATTCATTAAATTGTGAGGATTTTTTTAAAGACAAGGTAGAGTTTGTTCTTACTTGTTCTAACCCTTTAATCACTCCATCTTCTTCACTTTTGATTTTTGCTTTTTCAAAATATACCAAAGACTCTTGGTCTGAAGATATTGTATCTATAAACTTAATATCTTCAGCCAAGCTGTCCCATATATTTTCATAAATAGCGACTGCTCCAGCTAGTATTTTTGTTGGATCAATCATATTTAATATACCAATTACTTAACTTTATTTCCAAATTTAGCCCAGACTCTTTCGTGAAGAAAGTAACCAACAGCTTCCCAACCAATATATAATAAGGCACCTAAGCTTGCATACTCCCATTCACCAGTGAATAGATAAATTACACCAGCGACACCAACCAAATGAAATGTCTCCCAGCTTGCTGTCTTTAGCAATGTTCTTTTAGTTGATTCCATTTACTTTACCTGGCTAGCATTCTTGCCACCACCAGATGACTTCTTTGCAGCAGGCTTAGCTGCTTTCTTAGCAGCATCTGCTGAAGTAGCCTTTACTGGTGTTGGTGCACTTGCTGCTATCTTGTTAAGCAATGGAGCATTCTCTTCACCAGTATAAACTGGACGACCCCAACCAACTACAGCGTTAACTAACTTCTTTTTGTTATTCTTAACATATGCACGAGTCTTTTCTACGCACATACCGCCATTTCGCTGGTCTCCCTTTGCAGTTCCTGAAGTGTTTCCCTCAATAACTTGGATTGTTCCATCACCATTGTTCTTAATGCAAAGACCAACATGTGAAATACGATTTACACCATCATCTGGGAAATCAAAATAGATCCAGTCTCCTGGAGTTGGATCGTCATTACGAGCATCTGACCAACGCTCCGCCTTCTTGAACCAGTCTGCTGCTGCAACTGTTGATGCAGACTTAGGGAATGACTTTACTCCCGCAGTGAATGCCGTCCAAGAAACAAATGACTGGCACCATGGTTGGAAGTTAACCTTAATCCATGCACCGTACTTTGTTTCGTTATCCTTTGGGCCTTCAATTGTACCCACTTCTTTCTTTGCAACCTCAATGATTGCCTCTAGTGATCCTTTAATTGCCATTTTACCCCTCCTATAGGTATTTATCTATTATAGCATCAGGAGGCTTTGTGTGTCAAACGATAATGAGTTCTTATCCTATGACAGTTTGCACAGACAACCTCACACTTTGCTATTTCTTTTTTAATAGCTGCCCAAGAAAATCCATCATGAATCATTCTTGAGATATTGTATTTTTTGTCATGCAGGTGATCAAAATCTAAGACTATTGGATTAGTTACCCCACAGTCTACGCATCCAGAATTCTCTTTTATTTCTGAGAGTCGTTTCTTAAACTGTTGCTTATTATAATGCTCTAACTCCTTGTTAGTCATATTATATAAACAAGTATTTAGCTATTCAGAACAGACTTTTGGCCAGTAATTGCAGCTTCAATATCACTGCAAATTAAATCATATTCTTCTTGAAAGATCTTTTTAGATCTTCCTATGCCAATCATGACAGGATGACCAGCTTCAGTTAATGAATCCTTTAGGGTCTTCTCTATGTCGTAATTTAATACTGTACAGTGGTAATGCTTAATAACATATCCATCTTTATCAATAAGATATTTTTCAAAATTACCGCCCATAGTTTCACCATTATCAAAACCAAGATTTAGCCACCAAGAGTAATAATCTTGTGATGGAGCTATTCCTAACTTATTATTAGCTTGCTTTAGCTCTATCATTTGACTAGATATTTCCTGATACATTGCGTGTACTGGAAGATTTTCTTGACCTAAACCATTTTTACCATGTGCTTGAGATACCTCTGGGTGTGGATTAGAACCAATCATTTCAGAATACTGGAAAGTTACACCATACGCATCTTTACCGTATTCTTGAGAATCTAAACCACATGTAATACCTTCTGACCACTTGCCCTTTGTAACTCCTGGGCCACAGTAATCGTTTGTTGGAATAGCAACTATCTGGAAATCGTCTCCCCCATATTTTGATTGAAGCCACTGTAAGACTTCTAACTGATTGGCATTACCGCAACCAACAGTAGTGTTAACAATCATTGTTACCTTGCCCTTGAATTGATCAAGGAAGTTAGGATTACCTTCAGCAGAGTTTAGTGGAATATCGTAAATTGATTTCATGTCTTGATTATATCATATGTTAAAAGCCCCACACAGGCAATTCACCTGACTTGCGCCACGGTCTCTATCCAATGGGTAACTAATCCATCACTAAGGTCCTGTGTGGGGACTATTATATTGTACTACTTGATTTTGATTGTCTTAGGCTTCTTTTCTTCAGGCACAACACGATCAACACTAATGTTTAGCATACCGTCCTTTAGTTCAGCACCAGTTACTTCCATATATTCACCAAGAGCAAATGATCGTACAAACTTACGACCAGCAATACCCTTGTGAACTACTTCGGCATCTGTTACTTCTGTAATTTCTCCTTTAATAATCAAGGTTCCATTATCTACTGATATGTCAATATTGTCCTTCATGAATCCTGCAACTGCAAGAGATAGCCTATATGTATCTTGATCTAGTTTAATAAGATCATATGGAGGATATGACTGTAGATTTGTCTTGTGTGCTGTATTTAAGCGAGATAGCTCCCTATTGAAGCCAATAAAAAATGGATCATTAAAAAGATCCATAGCATGTGTTACTACCATTTTTATTCCCCTTTCAAGCGAATAAGTTAGTGTATCCCCGTAGGCAATACATATATATTATATCATATATTCTTTGTTGCATAGACCTCTATAAAATCTTCATAATCCTTATTAAGTTCTTGGATAAAGTCAAGAGATCTAACCAATTCTTCTATATGAAGTCTATCTTCATGCTTTTCTCTTGGGTAGTGTCCATCATATCTGTCTTCCCATACCCTCCCAGAAAAAGATATACTTTTAAACCTATCCTCATAATTATCATTAAGCTTAATATCAAATCTTTTAGATATATTAAGAAAATTTGCTACGGTATTTTCTATGATGTCATCAAACTTTGCTATATATATATTGTCACTATTATTCTTAGCATACATCATATATTTTCTATAAAGATTAGATAGCTCTTTGGCAGTATCCCTAATAGATAAGTCTGTTGTATTTGAACTTACCTCAATCCGTTTATTTATAAGTGAAGATATTGAGTCCTCTGGTTTTCTAAAAACTGTAACGTTATATATTTCTTTTACGCTAAATATCTCTGGTATATGAACTGTAGCATAATCAGAAATTAATATCTCAGCTGAGACACGACCAAGATATACGTTGGCTGATCTTGGAAAAGAATTAAAAATAACCTGACTCATAGCAATCTCCTTTGTTGTTTGTTGCTGGTCCAGTAGGGCACGATCCTACAGCCTTCCGATTAACAGTCGGACGCTCTGCCAATTGAGCTATGGACCAAATCTTTATTTTTTACTGACTACAATTTTATCGTAATCTCCATGGACAAGAACCTCAATAGTTAAACCCTCTACAGTTACTTTTTCACCCTCATGTAGTAACAAGTCTGCTGAAGGCGGAGTCAAACAGGTGCTCCTAAGTACAGGTCTTTCACTTGGAAAGATTGGCTTAAGAAACTCTTCCCCATGACTTAATTTTGCGTCATAGGTATAAACAAGAACTCCATCTTTAATTATTGGATTTTTGCATGAAAACTTGGAAGATCTACGAGATTCAATGATTACCGCTTTCGTATCTGACACAGGAATTACTGCCATTTTTACTCCATCTTTTTGAGATGAAAGTGGCACGAGAGTTAAATTAGTTTGCTTTAAATTATCTTTAGATTTGCAAAAAATCTTTTCATTGGGCATCCAGCCAGCAACAAAACGGAGCCACCCACTCAGCTCTCTTGTAATTCCGCTGTCATTTCCCATGATGTCCATGACTTGAAATGGACTTGCATTTCTTGATGCTCCAACATGTGGGATTGCAATTGCATGTCCAAACTCATGAGCCCAATAGGACCATATTTCTCTATCAGGTTTAGAGAAAATTGCACCAGCCATTGAAAAGGAACTGATTGGGCCCTCATTTGTAATAGAACCTTGCAGTGCTTTATCCCAAGGAAATCCTTGGATTGACTCTTTAACAACTGTTTGTGCTTCTGGCAACAAGAAGTTTATTGTTTTTACATTTGTAAAATTAAAAAATGGATCAGCACTTTTTAGTGCATCCTTAAATAGTTTCTCATTGTTACTTGAACTATTTAAATTTGCTGAAAGTGGAGTTACATAATCAGTAGATTTACCAGGAACTGTTACCCACTTATCAAGTACAACCCATTCAATTTTTAACTTTCCTTCACTGACAGTTGAATACCATTCAGAAAGTAGTTGCATTTGTTCATCTACTCTTGCTCTAAAGTTTTTTTCTCCAGGCAAATCTGGAAAATCAATTGGAATTAGGGCCCATTTAAGTATTCCGTTGCGTTGAGTCAATGGAGTTACAGATGGAAAGCCAGACGGTAAAGACAATATAGGTGCTTCTGGAGCATCCCAGCCCTTTCCAGTTCTTGGTCCTTTTAAATTAACTTCCTTAATCTTGCATAGATCAATTTTGTCACTTGGTTCAGACGGTGGTGTGTAAGTAATATTTTTTGTTGATGTGGGCGTTGGTGAAGGCGTAGGAGTTGGCTTAACAACAGGTGATTTTTTTACAGCCCATCTATAAACTTTTCCATTTTTTAAACATATTGTATTGTTTTTAACTTTATTTAAGTTAGACTTAGAGCATGACTTATTAGTAAACTCATACTCTTGAATATTTTTTTGAATAGGCTTTACTTCAACTGGTGCTTGGGTTGGTGCGAGCAAAGACGCAACTGTTACTGTAGATACACAAACTATACACATTTAAATTACTGCTCCTTTATTTTAAATACTACCTGGCAAGGATCTCCGCCAGACTCCCACTCTTCTTGCTCTTCATCACTCATGTATGGATCTCCATCATGAGTATTACAGAAAGGCTCTGTTATCCATCCACGCTCAATTCCATTATTTAGCCAGATTTCAAACTCATTATAGTCTGCTTCTGAACCCTGAATATCTTTTAATATTTTTTCAAAATCTTCATCCATAATATAAGTATACCCTTATGCAGTTAGAATGTCAACTGGACCAATACAAGATGTACTGTATGCAACCGCTGCATTTAGTGCCAGAGTCAGACGACGCTTGGGATCTTTATGATTTTGGGTAGCATGAAGAGAACCCATAGCGAAGTCTGCCCCAGATCCTATAGCACAGAAATCTCTGTCATAGGAAACCAATGTAAGGCCATCTGCATCATGTTCATACAGCTTTCCTTTTACTCCAATCAATAGGGATAGTTCGCTATCTTTACCGCCAATATCCCACTCACTGTAAAATGATTTAAGTGATTTTAAGAATTTTCCATGCATAAACTTATCAGGGTTGCCCTCTAATGCAGGTGGAACAAAGTTGTATTGAATAATCTGTCCATCAAATGTTCCTGCAAAACCAAAAACATAAGGTCCTGACTTCCATACCTTTGGTTTATCAATTGGTACTATGTAGCTACCCTCAGAGGCACCACGTTCTCCAGCAAGGTATACCTTACCGTCCTTCATTATTCCTGCAATACAAGTCATGCCTACCCCTAAGTTTACTGTATTACCAGTATACCAGAGGTAGGCACGAGTGTCAATTAACCTAAAATATGACTAATTAGCTTTTTTATCTACAGTTTTAAATGCATCATTTATTTCTGCGATAGTAAGCTTGCCATCGTCCAAAAAAGCTCGTGCCAGTCTTTCAATAACTGTTGCCACTCCTAATAGACCTGCAAGCATTACTGCCTGAATTGTATCAATTCCTACTACTGCTCCAGCACCAAGTACTGATAGACCAGAAGCAGCAAAGACTGCTACGATACGCATCAAAACATTTGTCAAAGCTTTTTGTGGGTGCTCCTTTTTTGGAGCTTCTACTACCTTTTTTCTAGCTGCCATTTTAATCTTCCTTTCGTAGTGGTATTGTGATTAGCCATAGTACTGTTGTTGCTAATACCGCAATTCCAACAATATCTCTGGCTGATCCTGTTAATGTTAGCCATGCAATAAAGAAGCCAAGGAGAGTAAAGGCTTGTGCGATTACTTCAACTCCAGCATCTTTCAGCCATGTGAAGAATCCCTTCACAACTTTTTTGATTATTTTCATATTATCTCCTCATCCCAATCATTACGTTAGCAATCTGTGAAACAATGATTACTGGGATAATGACTTCCTGGGCTTTTTCTCTTTGATCGTCTGTCATATCCATACCCAATTCAGAGAAATTGGATAGGAGTTCTGTAACATCCACACTAAATACTGCTCCAAGTGGATCTGCTAAGAATGCTTCTGTTTGTACTTCTGTTACTGCATCTGCTAGTGTAAATGGCATTGGGGTTTCTCCTGCATCCCCTGCTCTTTCTGCGAACTCAACAAATGCTGAGGCAAGTGCTGGGTTATCTTTCATCTGCTCAGCAATCTGTGCAACCTCTGATGCTTTAATGCCAAGGTCTGCAGCAATCTCTACTTTTGCTTCTTGGGTCAAAGACTTTAGGGTTTGGCTAACTGCTGCTACTTGCTCAGGTGAAAGTGTAACTAACTTGTTATCCTTGCTTGTAAGGTTAGCAATAACTCCAGATAAATCTTCTGCTGTACCCGTTCCTTTTTCAGGAATAAGTTCAGCCAAATCTTCATTTTCTATTTCAGGATTGGTTGTTGGTTCTGGTTCAGGAGTTGGTTCTGGTGTAGGTTCTGGAGTTGGTTCTTCAGTTGGGTCTACGACTGGCTCATCTGTTGGTTCTGGATCTGGGGTAGGCTCATCTGTTGGATCTGGCTTAGGCTCATCTGTAGGCTCTGGAGAAGGCTCTGGAGAAGGCTCTGGTGTAGGTTCTTCAGTAGGCTCCTCTGTTGGCTCTGTTGATGGTTCTGGAGAAGGTTCTGGTGTGGGTTCAACCGTAACCTCTGGTGTAGGCGTTGGCTGTGGTTGATTTGCAAGGGCAGTAGCAATAGCAGCAGCTATTCTTTGCTTCTCTTCAAAATCCCATTGAGCAATATACTCTTCTTCTGCAGCAGTAATAGCATTATTCATATCTTCAATTGCATTATTGTAGTTTTCAATTGATAAATCTTTTGCTGCTAATGTCAAAGCAGTGTTTAGTTCTGCAATTTCATATGTGCTTTCTGCAGAATCTTTTTCTTCCTGCGCTAATTCTAAATCATCTTGTAATTCATTTAGTGTTGCAACCTCCTGATTGTAAACAGATAACTTATCGTTATATACTGCCAAAGCAGATGTTCTTGCTGCAAGTGCTTGGTTATAATCATTTATCTGCTCTTGTGTTGCGCCTGGGCCAGAAGAAAATGTTCCAAGATTACAACTAAAGTCCACTCCCCAACCACCAGTGTAATCACAACCTGCTCCAGTCCATCCTCCAGGAATAGCCCATCCAAGATGATAGGATCCTGGTCCTCCACCGTTGTACCACCAAATCTCTACATCAAATGTCTTATCTGTTGTAACATCATATACTGGTGAATAGTTGCTCCACCTTACACCTTGCTCTACCCAGTTGTTTACTGCAAGTTGTCCATCAATGTACATTCTAAAACCATCGTCTGTGTAGCCTGCAAAATATGTTGATGTCCAATGATCTGGAACTGTTATTTGTCCACTAAAATTAACTATAAAGTTTTCATATCTATTCCCACATACTGGAAGCTGCATATGATTTGAGTTCCATGTGCCAGTACATATTACAGATCCAGTAATTGCCTGGTTTCCATTTCTTAAAAGATTATAAACAGTATAGGCCAAACCTTCTCCTCCAGCAGACTGCATGTTAGACTGTGCTGTTTGAAGATTTATGTTGGCTATGGACAATGCTTCTTGAGCATCATCTTTGTGTGTTAAGGCTAAAGCAACTGTGGCTGTTTGTCCATCTACTGAGGACTGGGCTAAGGAAAGGTTTGATATTTTTGTATTGAGGGTTGATAGGGATTCTGCTTCTGTCTCTACTGCTTCATCATAGTCTTCTTGTGCTGAAATTTTATTATCCCTGGAAATTACGGCAGCGTCATATTTGTCCTGTGCTACATCAATAAGGGAGACCAACTCAGCACTATCAGTAAGGTCTGAGACCTTCTCATTTAAGGCTTGTATCCTCTGTGCACCTACAGTTATAGGATCGTCAGAATTAGCCTCTGTAGGGGCTATAAGAAGCCAAGCAAAGGCAAGGGTAAATACGGTGGATATACGCAAGAGCTTTTTCAAGTGGTGTACTCTCCTCTTGCCTATTATATCAAATTATTCAGTTAGACATATTGGCAAAAAGAAAGGGAGCCAGTTTCCTGACTCCCAAACTTTTAAGTTATTGTTACTTAACTAAAGCAACCTTAGCCTTTGGATTCTTCTTGTTCCACTGAGTGGCCAACTTGTTAAATGCAGCCTTCATAGACTTAATTGTTGCAGCATTATCTGCAGTCAACTTAGCAATCTGTGCATCCTTAGCAAGAAGAGCAGCATCTGATGCTAGCTTAGCAGCTGCAGCCTTATCTGTCTCTACCTTAACTGCTGCAGCAAGTGCTGCATCTGCAGCAACCTTTGCATCAGCAAGAGCCTTGTCTGAAGCAGCCTTAGCAGCAACTGCATCTGCAGCAGCCTTTAGAACTGCAGCATCTGCCACGGCCTTAGCAGCAAGTGCTGCATCCTTAGCAGCTGTCTGTGCAGCAAGTTCTGATACTAGGTCACGAACTGTAATCTCTGCAAATGGCGCAAGTGTTGGAGCGGTTAATCCTACTACTGCTGCTGCAACTGCATCTGTTGATGTCGTTGGTGCAAATGTAATAAGTGAGCGTGTTCCTGTTGTTGGAAGAGTAGCCTTAAAGGTTGCTGTTCCAAAATCTGAAAGTGTGGCACCAGTTGTTACTGTTGCTGTATCCATCACTGCTGTTGAAGCAAAAACTGTTGCTGTAATTGACTTACCAGATACCTTGTTTCCAAAAGCATCTGTTGCAGTTACAACGATGTCTTGCTTTGTACCAGCAGCACCTGTAGCAGGTGCAGAAACTGATAGATTATTAATTAGTCCAGCAGTACCCTGTACATAGTATGTAAGTGTTACTGGGCCATTTGTGATTACAACTGTTCCAATTGCTGTTGTCTTTGTATAGACATAGAATGTTGCAGTTGTTCCTGTACCAGTTGCAACTGTCAAGGTTGAAGAACCTGACGATGCTCCTACTGGTGCAGCAGTTGAGTGCAATGCAGATACCAATGTTGCATTAGTTGCTGTTGCTGTTACGTTTGTTCCAGCAACGACTGTTGCTTCCAACTTAATAACATCAGCGTTATCAATAGTGTTATCTGCAGGTACTGGACGTACGATTGCAGTAGTTAGTGCTGTTCCAGCAGTTGCTGGTGTGGCAAACGCTGCTGGCGTTAGCGATGCATTCCATGTTGTTGCTACAACTGACATGGTGTTAGCACTTGCAGGTGTTGCTACCATTGTGCCCAAAGTCATGGCTGCAGCCACGGCAAGGGCGATCTTCTTAAATGAATTCATTTTTCTCCTTGTTATATTAGTTTTAGGTTATCAAGAAAACTCTTGACATCTTCAGGCATTTGCCTGTCTTCCAATTCTACCATAGCTCTCTGCTGTCTTGCAACTTTATCCGCAGATCCCCATGTATGAATATCTATCTCAATATTCATTTCCTTTGGGGTATGAGAGATGGCACCAAATACTGCCCCACAAACAGCATCTGCTAAGTCCTTAGACTTCTTTCTAGGGTGATCTACACGATTACCCTTCATGATCTTAAGCTCTGACATTTCATCCAGAAGCAAGGGAATCATGGGCATAGCAATACGCTCCTCATAGACCATCATTGCTAAATCTTCGTAGTGTTTTTTGGCAACAGAAACAGTATCAGTTCTTATTCCTACCTGCTTCAGCTCTTGCTGAATATCATATGACTGCCAACGGTCAAATGAAACAATTCCAATATTAAAACCTTGTCTGCGTAGATTAATAATCCATTGCTTTACCTCAGATAAATTAACAGGTCCTTCTGCTTTTGGCTCCCACCATGCTACTGCATCTACTACAACTATTGGTGCTACCTGTTCATAATCTTTAATTACCTGAATGTTTACCCACTTGTCAACGTGAGCAATAGCAACAGCACACTTATCGTGTTTTTGTGCAAGGTCAGCATGTATATAGTATTGTTTATCTGGATCTGGCTTAAAGTTTTCTGCAAACCTTCTAAAACTATCAACAGGATTTGTTAAGGTCATACAGTTAATAAGCTTATCCTTTTGCTTAAAAAATGCATCAGATGCATAGGTTGGTGTGCATAAGAAACGCATCATTGCATCTCCTAGGTCTGTTAGAAAAGCAATCTTAAAGTCATCAATCTGTCTTGTTGGGTTTACATCCCATGTTGGACGCTTTAATGCTAATACTTTTGGAATCTTATAAGACAAAATATGATCTTCATCCCAAGATATCTCAAAATAGTTATCAGGGTTATCGTGTGGCAGGTCTTCATTTATTATGAATCTGTGTGTTTTTTCTACTACTTCCTTATCAGCAATAACTGCATCATACCGTTGAGAAATAAAGTCTCCTGGATATCTTGGGAATGAAAGCAAAACAACCTTACCAAGATCAGGGAAACGAGAGTCTACAGTTCCACGGAAAGCTTTATAGATATTGTCAGCAGTTTTTCCTTGTTCATTTCCTGTTGCTACCTCTGATGCAAAACCAGAAATTTCATCAAGTACAGCCATAAACAAGTTCAAACCCTCATGTGATTCACGCTCTGAGTGACCAGAGTAAACTGTGATTGATTTATCAAACTCAATTGAGTCTGCTTTTGGATTATACTTTCCTGCAAACCATGGTGATCGTTCAATCTTTGATTTAAAGCCTTTAAAGAAAACGTTTTTAGCCTGTTGAGCGTTAATAGCAACGTTAATGATATCAATAGCATCTCCAGCAGGCTTACCGTAGTAAACTGCTGGATCTTTCAAACATAGCATCTTATACACCACATATGCACATGCTACTGTAGATACGAAGTCTTTTCCAGATCCCTTGCCAAGTTGCAGGATAATCTCATTCTTGGTGTATTTCTTAAAGTATTCTTCACCATCGTCACCACGAATATCTACAACGTCTTCTTTGCGGTATATCTGACTCATGGCTTCAACTATGTCATACTGTATATCAGATAGTGGAGGTTGCCCAAGATAGTCTGGTGACTCAACAAATGTTTTTGCGTCAACAGGCTTCTCAACAAAATGATTTTCTTTTAGTACCTCAAAGAAATCATTGAACATCGTGGACAACAGTAATCACTTCTCCTTCTTTTGCAATAGCAGATAGCCGTTGCATAATAATATCTCTCACTTCTGGATTAGTAGAAGCAATATCACGAAGAATTCCAACAAGAACTTCTTGTCTTCTCTCAATCTCAACCATTTCTTCAGCAAGCTCTTTGTTCTCAAGTAATCCAGCTTTCTGCAACATATCAATACGTTTAGACTCAATGTCCATCACTAATTTAATAGCAGCAGTTTTTGCACTAAGATTATTTGTCATGGATGCTTCATCAATAACTTCATAAGATTTTAATATTAGCTTGCTATAGTGTGCATCAGCGCCAGCGAGAGCATCTTTTGCACGAGCACGAATTGCAGTGTTATTTGATGTTTTTTCTTTCCATTCATCAATGTATGCAACCACACGTGTTCTAGGTATTGCTAACTCTTTAGAGATTGTCGTTGGGTCACTACCTTTTAGATATTCGCTAACAACATCATTCATTACATCAAGGTGTTTTACGAGCTCTTCTTCACTTGACATACTTTCCCTCTAGTCTATTGATTTCATCTTTGATATAGAATATTGCTTTCTCAAGGTCCTGAATAGTTTTTGATTCATCTTTAAGCCCTGCACGCCACAAATACTTAAAGGCATTACCAATGTTAAAGTTACGATGACGTGTAATCTCTATGCACTCAACACCAGATGGGTCTGTTGTATAATGACGTGGGTGATTGACTTGATCTACCGTGATATTTAAATTATCACTCATTATTTTCCTCTTCGTCATCTTCCCAATCAAATGCTTCTGGCATACCCTTGAGTGCTGTAACAACATAGGTTAGACCCACTGCACCCGTAACACCTAGACCAATAAGAACTCTTTGTAATTTATTCATCGTCTACTCTTTCTTAATCCGAATTTAGCAAGGTAAACATAGATAGTTTCTACGCTTGCCCCACACTCTTTTGCAATCTCTTCTGGCGACTTCTTATCAATAAGAAATCTTTTTTTTAGCCATACTTCTGATGTATATAGTTTACCAGCCATAGTATTATTTGTCAACTCCTATTGCTTTACTCCAGTTAGATAGAGCCCAATGACCAATACCGCAAGCATCTGCCACATCGTTATCACTAATAGTTCTATCGTAAATAGTATTAATAAATCTTATGGTTCTTTCTTTTCTTAGGTTTCTTTCGTAAGACTTGTACCAAGAAACAGACTTTCCAGGGTTCGTAGACCTAATCACAAGTTGCTCTTCTTTTGATATCTTTTTGTTACCAATAAAGTTTTGCCATGTAATTGGGGAAACCTTACCTATGATTTGTGTTCCAGTTTGTCCTGCTGATCCAAGAATAGCTCCTTGAACCAAGGCAAGGTCTGCAGCAGTCTTAGGGCTATTCATAAATACTGTGTGCTCAATAATGATTGCTTCAAAGCCACCGTATATATCAAAAAAAGCTTTTACTTTTTTTCCTGCATCCATGACCTTTTCATAGGTATCTTTACCTTCAAAATTAATTTTGCCCACTGTTACTATGCTTTTTGTAAATGTATCAAAAACTGAAAATGCAAGACTATTAGTGCTAGCATCAATAGCACAAATTCTTTTAGGCATAATTGGAAAACCCCACTTAGTCTTGTTCATACTCAATAAATCCCTTAATCTCTTTTAACATTTTATCAACTGCTTTTTTGCTTACATTACAGTTAGCACAAAAACCAGAGTCGTTGTAAATAGAAAGAGAAGTATCGCATCCGCCCAAACATCTACGATCCTTCCCCTTCCTTTTTTGTCTACGAGTTACTTGATATCTTTCCTTAATCTTATCTTTTGTAGCAAGGTCTCTGCACTCAAGGCTGCAGTATATTTGATAACTGACCTTGGGATCAAACCTATTGTCACATCTGCTACAAAGTTTCACTCAATTCCTCCAGAGAGGCTATCTTAACTACGCCTGCTCCTGCTTCATCACATGCTTTTTTGATTGGACAGTTCTTGCAAACCTTGGAGTTTGATCTGTAATTCTTGGTTGGAAGTTCTTTAACTTCCCAAGACTTACGGACTACTCTCATCCATTCAAATGCTTCGTCAATCCACTTTCGGTAATGATCATTTACCTCAACTGGAATTACAAGAAGTTCATGGTTATTTTTATTTTCATAAATAAGAACACCCTTTGCCTTCTTAAGAATCTTCATATAAATAAGTATCTGCACGACGTGACCCATCTTTGGCTTACCTGTACGCTTACGATACTCAAACACTTCATTATTAGTTGTCTTAACCTCAACAACAACCTCTTCGCCCTTCCAATTAATAAAGTTATCTACATAACCAAAAATTGGAGGATCGTCATTGAAAATCTTAAACTCTGAATCAATTGAAATACCAGAGTTCTTAAACGCTGTCTCAATTCTTCCATGAGCAAGAGTTCCATTAGTCATATTAGCTACTGCATATGGATCAGAGTTATCCTCAAATATTGCTCCTTCAAATGCAAGGTACCAATATCTAGGACATTCTCCATGACCATAAGCAATAGTAGAAGGACCAAAAGTTTTCTTCTGTGTATGCTTAGGCTCACGCCCAACTAGATATCCAGCCTCAATAGCCTTTACAAGCTCTTGTGCATCAATTTGTGCTGGTGTCTCAACCTCTTTAATCATGATCTGCTTTAGTAAATTTTTTGTCATTGTATTCCTTTGTTTATATAAGTATACCAGGTTAGCGCATGATATATTTGAGTGCTGAGACTAAGTTATTGATTGATTCTGCTGCTGTATAATAAATATTCTTCTTTGCCCTGTCATTTTTGTCTACATTAGCCATCCAGGTAGCCTTGAAAGCCATCTTTGCTGCTATAGCCTGTAGTCTGACTATTTCTACCGTTGCTACATTTAGAGGAATATCTGGCTTAATAATGATCTTAGCAATAAATGTTAAAGCCTGTGTAAGCTCTTCATCCTGCATATACTCAGCTATTTCAGATAGTCCGTTTACCATTTCTATTGTTGTTTGTTCACTCATTTTCTTCTCCTATTATTTGTTCCATTATTTCAAACTCAGTTATCATTAATCGTACTTTTGAATTACCATCTCCAAGAACAACAAGTATTGCTGGATCATTGCCATTTCTAATGGCATCTGTAACAGCCTTAGCCCACACATCTTTATTTAATGTAAATGACTTAGAGCATTCTTTAAAATCTACAGTAAAGTTTTTCCAAGTAGCATCTCCTTTATGTGTATTACGTCCAGAATTTTTGTGCTGCTTAGCACCAATTCTTTTACTTTCCGCTCTTTCGCTCAAAATCTTTCCTTGTCATAATAATAGGTACTTTTGATATATGTTTGTTAGAACACATCCAAGTTAAGTCTGCACTTTCTTTCCACAATCTTAAAGATAAAACTTCTTCTCCACATGTCTTACAAGGAAACTTACCTGAGAATATCTTAAATTTTTCAGACATCTAATATCTTATTCTTGATAGAATCTTGTAGGTCTAGATCTTCACGAACTCTATTTACAAATCCTTCTCTACCCTGTACCTTACTGCCATCTGGTAATACATACCAAGCACCTGTGCGCTCTACAATACCCATCATTTCAGCCGTATCAACAAGATCACCAATGCTATCAATACCAACATTATCTCCCCTGAAATAAAAGTCATACTCGCCAGACTGAAAGCCAGGAGAAGTCTTAGAAAATTGGAGTTCCCAACGAATCTTGCGACCAATCTTTTCTTCAATGAGCTTATCTCCAACATGAATCTTGCCTTTAATTGCTTGATTGTCTGATTCTGATGAAAAAAGTTTAATGACTGTTGAAGAATAAAACTTAGTAGCTTGGCCACCAGTAGGCTGCTGGCTAGTATACATAGCACTAATATTATTACGAGACTGGCTAATAAGTACCAACATAGTTGGCTTAATCTTATTATTAGCGTAGTTAAGCATTTTCCAAGCGTTGCTAAAATCTCTTGACTCTGCGCCAATCTGCTTTGTATTTTCAAGTTGCTTAAGTTCATCTGAATCCTTTTCAAAATAAATTGCTGGTAGCAATGATGTAATAGAGTCAATAACTATTATATCAACTCCAGCGTTCATTAGGTTAGTTCCAACATCAACCATCTCATTAATCGTACGGCACTGTGAAACAATAAGCTTTGATGAGTCAACACCAAGACTTTCTGCCCACTTCTTATCATATGACATCTCAGCATCAATCCATGCACAGATCTTTCCTTCCTTCTGTGCTAGACCTATCATTTGAAGGCATAGAGAGGACTTTGCAGAAGACTTTGAACCCCATACCAATACCTGACGACCATATGGTAGTCCACCATTGAGTGCACGGTTTAAACCAAAGCTAGGTGTTTCTGCATACTGTGTTGCTGGAATTGTATCTCCAGCCATGACTGTCTTTCTTAGCTTTGGACTAAGCTGAGCTAACACTTCTTCTACTGTCATCATTAGAATCTTACCCCATGCTTCTTTGGTCTATCAGAGTTCTTATCCATCTTTTGTTTGATTGCAGAGTCTAAAGATTTTGTCATATACCCTGCCTTTACCATACCTGCATACAAGTCTAAGGTACGAATGATAATATCTGCAAACTCATCTGACATTTGGTCTGGGTCCATTTCTTTTCTCAATGCTTCCATTGCCTCAACAACCTCAGAGACTATCATCATCATTTGTTTTGTTACAAAGATTTCATCTGCTGGGCGATCCCAAAATCCTTTTGCTACTGCATTTGCATGAATTTGTTCTGCTAGATTATCAAACATTTTCTACCTCATTCATTGTAATTGTTCCATCCTTTGTTTTTCCAAAATCAAACCTATATACATTTCCTTCTTCAATCTTCATGTACGCTTTTGCAAACTGCATTGGAAACACAACGATTGAGTGCATCTCTCTTCCTGCATCTGCCACTACTAAAGATGCCATCTTCTTTCCAGCTTTAGTTACTCTTGGCTTAAATGAAACTACAAAGTGCTCACCATCTTTATACGGAAGCATCTTATAGTTTAAAAACTTTACCAAGGAACTCTTAGATCCTTTTATCTCGTCAGCAGGTACTGAAGATACAATCCTATTGTCACTTGCAAGAATAAGATAAGTACGACCAGTCTCAATAGACGTAGACTCTTCATCAAATATACCAACACTGCCAGTCTTGTCCAAAACTTCAACTCTTGACCACCCTGTTCCTCGCTTAATTGATTTTACCATACCCAATAATACAAACGATCCAGTTTCCTCATATTCTTCAACATCATTAATGTAAGCATAGTAATGCTGTGGAATAGATGTGTTAAACTCAGGAAGATTTAGGTACTCATACAAGTTCTCTTTAACTTCTTCCATATTTATTGGATTGTCTGGGAATGTAAGTGCGCCTACACATTTCATTGCTTGTAAAGCACGACTATTTACTCCATTACCTTTTGTAAAAGTAAATTCTTCTACCTCTTTGTATGAAGCAAATGGACGACTTGCAATATACCTTTCGGCTATCTTATCAGATATGTACTTAATGCCAGTAAGACCAAACCTGATACCTTTGCCCTCAATCTTAAAGTCAATATCTGAATCATTAATATGAGGAAGCTTAACAGAGATTCCCATGCGCTTTGCCTCAATAAGATATTCTGTTCTTCCGCTCTTGTCCTTCTCATTCTTTAGCAATGCAAACATAAACTCAAGAGGATAGTAATATTTTAACCATGCTGTCCAGTATGAGAGTGTTGAATATGCTACTGCGTGAGACTTATTGAATGAGTACCCTGCGTGAGCCTCAAAGTCATGCCATAGGTCTAGCGCATCATTTGGCGAAAGATATTGCGAAGCGCCCTTAACAAACTGATCCTTGAAGACATCAAACTCTTTAGCATCCTTTTTCTTTCCAATGATCTTTCTAACTTTATCTGCTTCCGACATGGACATACCGCCAAGCTGTACGCATGCTTGCATAACTTGTTCCTGGTAAAGAATACAGCCATATGTTTCCTCCGTAAATGATTTCATAACTTGGTGCTTGTAGTCAATGTTCTCACGACCATGCTTACGAGCAATATAGGATTTACCAATAGTATTCATAGCACCAGGACGAACAAGGGCATTTGATGCTGCAAGCTCAGCTAGATTCTTAACACGCATCTTAACTAGAAGATTTGTATATGGTGCTGCTTCACATTGAAACACACCCTTTGTGTATCCATCAGATAGCATTGTATATACGTTTGCATCGTCCATATCAATCTTTAATAGATCAATCTTTGTGCCTTCACGTTCCTTAATAATATCAATGCAATCCTTGAGAACGCTTAAAGTCTTTAGTCCAAGTGCATCAATTTTAATCAGACCAATGTTTTCTGCTTCGCCCATGTCTACCGCTACTACTGGAATCCGTTCATCTTGTCCAGTAACTGATCGTGTTTCTAATGGTGCATATCTAAAGATTGGGTCTTTGCTTGTTACAACTCCTGCTGCGTGAATTCCAGTACCACGAATTCTTCCACGAAGTTGGTCTCCATAGCGCTCTACCTCTGGATACTTTTCTCTAAACCAATAAGTATTTTTTGAAGTACAGAAGTCATCCCATGTATCAACAACCTTAAGTACCTTATTAACATCTGGTAAAGGAATGTTTAAGCACCGTGCAACATCCCGCACAACACCCTTATCTTTAAACTGTAAGAAGGTAGCAATAGATGCAACGTGACGGTACTGACGAACTAGGTAGTCCTTTACCTCATCACGACGAGTATCTTGAATATCTGAATCAATATCAGGGAAGTCGTTACGGTCTGGATTGATAAAACGGAAGAACAATAAGCCATGCTTAATCGGATCAATGTCTGTAATGCCAAGTGCGTAACACAACAAAGAACCTGCAGCAGAGCCACGACCTGGGCCCACCATGATGCCTTCGCTCTTTGCCCAGTTAAGCATGTTACGAACAACTAGAAAGTATGGACCAAAGTTTTTCTCACCAATAATTTTTAACTCTTCATCAAGACGTGCAAGATATTCTTCACTCTTGTCTAACTTTCTTTCCTTAAGACCTTCAAGTGCAAGCTTCTTAAGCTCATCCATAGGCTTCTTGTACTGAACTGGAAGAAGGTCTAGATGTTCTTTAATATCATAGCCCTCTACTTTATCAGCAATTTCATTTGTTGATGCAAACATGTCTTCACGATCAATGCCTTGCTTTAACATTGCATCCTTCATTTCATCATATGAAAGAAGATGTATATCAAACTTATTAAAACTCATCATACGATCTGCACCATACAAATAATCAAGGCGATCCATAAAGGATTCATGCTTCTTTGACTTTTCGTATGTAACATCTTTCTGTAACTTAGCATGAGTATTAAGAAGAAGCATCAGTTCCTGAACTTCTTTTTGACTTGTGTCAGAGTGATGACAGTCTGGTGTTACAACAATCTTAACCTTTGCTGCATCAGCAAGCTCAATAATTCCTTTATTAACTTCTGGTGGATTATGTGGCATTACCTCAATATAGTAATCGTCACCAAATTCTTTTTTAAACCACTGTATGTGTTTCTTTGCTGTTGCAAGTTCACCTAGCTCAACAGCCTTTGCTATCCATCCACTAAGGCATGCAGATGTAACAATGATTCCTTCCTTATACTTTGCCAATGTTTCAAAATCAAATCTTGGCTTGCTAAAGAAACCATCTGTCCAAGCAAGTTCATTAATCTTATTAAGATTTTCTAAGCCTTGTTGGTTCTTAGCGAGAAGGACTATATGATGATAGTTTTGGTCAAGAGGATCAAGACGATCTGCCTTTGCTCTCTTATCTGCCATACTTGTCGTCATATAGCCTTCTACACCAAGTATTGGCTTAATTCCATTTGCTTTTGCAATACGGTGCAGTTCCCTATGCCCAGATAAAGTACCGTGGTCAGTAATGGCAATTGCTGTCATTCCTAACTCAACTGCACGGTTCACGTATTCTTCTGGAGTAGCAACACCATCCATTAAGGAGTAGTGTGTATGGACATGTAAGCCAACGTAGTTCATCTATTACCAGTCAATGTTTGCTGATGATGAAGATGAAGGAGTATCAAAGCCTAGATAAAAGGCTTCTTGTTCTGCGTATGGAACCTTGTTAAGAGCCTTCTCCAATGGATAAGGTTCAATTCCTGCCCAATCAAATGGTGCAGAATCTGGTCCACTTGGAATAAGAGTATAGCTTGTCTCAGTACCTTGACCGTTACGCTTTACCTTCCAAGTAAGATTTGAGATGCTACCTGTTTCAAGTGCATACTCACGAATAGTATTAAATGCAGATTGCTTGCTAACTCCCATGTTCCAAATTGCAACATATGGAGTCTCAATGCCATCATCTACAAGAACGTTGCAGTAGAAACGAAGACGAGCACGCCATCCAGCCTTTGGATCCTTGCGATGCATTTCTTCTGCCCAGTCACGTCCTTCTGATTCCATTGTGTCTACAGCCTTACGCTTGTAGTCCTTTGGGTTTGTGTGCTCTGATACTACAAGAGCCAATCCACGATCTACGTTATAGTTTGCTGAATCCTCATCAAGCTCTTCAATAAAGCGAATCTTTACTGCTTGACCATCAGCGATCTTAAACCAACGAACCTTTGCACCTGTGCCTTCAAACTTTGGCTTATCTACTAATGCGTTAATGTTTTTTAGTCCTTTTACAATTGCCATTTTTATTTCTCCTTGTTTATTGTTTTTTCTATTTTAGCATAGACATGATTGAATTGTCAAACTGGAACTCCAGCTTTTTAATTTCATCATCCTCCATGTCTCCTATGTCTTTATATTTTTTATCTAGACTAATAACAGTTACAAGATGACCTAGCTTTTCAACTAGCTTATCTTTCATAATGCTACCAGCCTCGTCATTATCTGCAATGAGTACAACATTATTGAAGTACTTCTCTAATAGTCTGATCTGAGATACAGACACATTAGCACCCAGCGTTGCAACTGCTGGAAAACCTACTTGGTCTAAGCGGATAGCATCAAATGATGACTCCACTACATAAACTATACTAGAACTCTTTACTCTATGTAAGTTAAACATTACCTTACTTTTTGGAAGACCCAGAGTGTTCTTAAAATCTTTTCCTTCAATAGTTCTAGCGACAAATCCAAGACACATTCCATCAGGAGAGTGAATTGGAATTGTTACAGATCCTTGCTTTTCAGAGTATCCTAAATCAAACTTAATAACTGAATCTTTATTAATCCTACGACCATTAAAGTAATTCATAGCCCTTGGTGTATCAAGTGCTTGCTTATTTAATCTCTTAATCAAAAGCTCGTCGTACTGAACAAAATCAGGTGCTGCATATAATGCTTTGTCTACTATGTTTTGTATATCAGACTGCTGCTCTTTGCCTTTGATATATCGTACCGCTTCAAAATATGATCTATTAGAAGTAAACATAATTAGCTCAACAAGATTCTTTGTTACCTGACATCCAAAGCAGAAAAACAAACCACTATCTTTTGCTACTTCTCCAGCAGGTGTTCTGGTATTATTATGATATGGGCAATAGATTATGAAGTCGTTACCAAACTCAGCTTCAATATCTAAACCTGCACCATTGAGAACACGACGAATTTGTTCTTCTGTGTAAATATCTTTACTTGCCATCTTCAAAATCCTTGTAGCGATAGTAGCCCTTATCAAAATCACACTGCACTAAGAAGTCTCCCATAAAACCATTACGGTTCTTTCTAAAAGCACACTCAATGATATCGCTATTGCTAGCACGACCTAAAGCCATCACCCAGTCAGCATCATAAGCAATCTGTCTTGACCATGCTGTTTGTGCAAGCGTAGGAACAGTAGACATATCCTTTACATCATCAGGTGTGGCAGATGAGATAGCTATGATAGGCACTTCTTCACTAATAGCCATAAGCTTAAGCTCACGAGAAAGGTTTTTCATCTTTACCGTTTCGTTGTCAGCCTTTTGATTTGGGCTCATCAACTGAAGGTAGTCAACTACAACAAAGTCTGGCTTATACTGATCTAGCTTTCCACGAATTACAGAAGGTGTTACTTCTCCACCAGAGTCGTTTGAAATAATATGAAATGGTGGACGACCATCAATTCTATCTGCATGCCACTTCTTCATCATGTCAAGTTCAATTTCACCATTTGATAATTTACGATGTGACCAAAGTCCTTCACCCATGATTGTAAATACACGATTACGAACTTCTGTCTCGCTCATCTCAAGGGAGATAATAAGGGGTGTCTTACCCTGTTTCCAGGCCTGTACAGCGAAGTATAGGGCCATCCATGACTTTCCTATACCAGGGTATGCTAAAAAGACTCCTAGCTGTCCTGGCATAATTCCAGAAGGTAGGTAGTTATCAAATCCTGGAAGTCCAGTCTTAATCCCACGAACTCCAAGTGCCTGCTGCTCTTTAACATTTTCAAAGTATGCAATAGCAGAATCAATATCTGTTGCATCAATATCACGAATAGAAGATGTATTTTTCTTTAGTGTTGATGTCTTGGCAATTAGATCTTCAAGTGCTTGGACACCTTGCCCACCCTGAACTTCTGTTGCAGCAGATCGTAAAATATCTTTTAAGCTATCATTTAAGTACTCAGACTGTAGTTCTTCCAGATGGTGCTTTGTTGCACCAACATCCTTAAGGATCTCAAAGTCTCTAAACTTTTCTACAACTAAAGATGATGGTGGGACTGTTCCATTATTTTCAGCATACAGGCGAATGAAGTTCCAGACATCGTTGTGTGTTCTAAGCAATGTCTCTACGTTAGCTTGTAGAAGTACATGAAGTTGCTTGTCTTGTAATACCGCTGAAATTACTTTAGCTTCCGTATTATTCACTTAGCCACTCCTTTGCTTTAGCCCTGCGCTCTTGTCTTTCTTTTAGATCTTGCTCTACATCTAGTTTACCATTAAGAATCTTTTCTGCGTTATATGCAAAATAGTTCCAGCTTGCTTCCTGTGCAACAGAGAAGTAGTATTCTAATAAGTCATAACACTGTGACATACCATATGACTCAATGAGTCCGTCTGCTGCCCACTGTTCAACATTTAAATTTAAGGATGGCTTTTGCTCGTACTTTGCTGTATGCAATTTTGAGTATCTACTAAGCAAAGCCATACGGTCTTTGCGTTCAGCCATTACTCGTTAATTTCAGACTTTGCTTCGTTAATCTTTTCAGTTAGCTTATCTTCTACAAACTTATAAACACGTTCAAAAGCTTCGTTTGTAGTTTCTCCATCACGCTTGCTATCTACAACTCCTAGATCAAGTCTTAGTGACTGAAAGTTACCAAGATTAAGCGTATATCCTAATGTTACATTTACCTTTGTTGGTTCGTTTGTTACTACGTAATTGCTATTTTCCATTACCCCACCCATTTCTAAATTATATAGACTCATTCCACACTGGAATAAATCGTCCATCTTCTGTTCTCGTATATGTAAGTATACCGTCTCCCATTCGCCGTGTCAACTCTTGGCTTGTAGGAGTCATGTTATTCGTTATTAATTTGTCTTTTCTTGGTTGTCCAATATGTATACTTGCAAGTATAGCACGTATCTCTCTTACATGTGATTCTGAATAATAAGCTCTTACTTTAAAAGATCTTTCACCATTAAGTGATGCACCAATTGGTGGAGGAATGACTCCTCGTTTAATTAAACTTGGAATATATTTTCTGTGTCTATTGACAAGCTTTGCAGTTTCTGCTACACTATATGCACGCTCACGACTTTTTTTAAAGTCAGCAAGTAAGCATGTCTCTAAACGATCTTTAGTTATATTGTAAAACGTTACCATTCCAGTAGAACGTGAGCTATGGTAGACCTTTACAAGATCTCCATTAATAAACCATACCTTAACCTTACCTTTTATTACAGGTTCGTTATTGTATGCTTGGCTCTGGATTTTTCCTTTTGAAGTATCCATCGTCCCTCTTTTGTTGCTGAAGGTGGGTGATAAAATTTTCTATTTCCACATGTTATGCAGGCTGTCTCTATATGTTCAGCAGTTGTATACTGCCTATCTACAAATACTCGCCCAGTGCATCTATTACATTTCAACATTCCGCTATACTACTTAGAAATTTTTTCTTTAAGGCTTTTAGAATATTCTTCTGCTGCCTTTTCTTTTTCTTCTTGTTCTTGTACAGATTGAGTAATTTCAGCTCTAAGTATTGCAACCTGTGTTTCATAATTTGATACAAGCTCACCAATACGTTGCTGTAATGCCATGATTACAAGATCTGCTTTGTTGTCCATTTGTTTCACCCCTTTTTGTTTATGATAAAGAATCTAGCTCTTCTTGAAGTACCTGCTTTTGAGCAAGTATATCTGATAATTGATCAGTTAATGTTTGTATATTTTTTTGATTAGGATCCGATACAGCTTGTTCTTGTGCTAAAGATAGAACAGCATTGTATTCTGAGTATGCAATATTTTTTAAATGTTGCAAAACAATTACAGATTTTTCTTCATTAGTGAGATCTGACATTTATTATATTATCCTAAAGATTCTATTTCTGACAACAGTGCAGATGTTTTTGCATTAATATTGTCTATTTGGCTATTTATCTCATCAATTAAAATTGGCTGCGGTTCAATTGCAGCTGATTCTTCAACCAAAGAAATTTCAGAATTATACTTAGAATACTCTAAGTTTTTAAGATGTTGATTAATTATATCAATCTTTTCTTGTTTTGTTAATGTGTATGCCATTCTTGCTCCTTATTGGTAGTACCTATTAAGTATATCATATTGATTTATCATATACCCATTTATATGGTCATCAGCTATGTATTAAAGCTTGTTGAGGCAGATGCTGAGGCTCCTCCAGATGAGAAAACAGTGACCGTAACATTATAAGTTGTTGAAGCTGCTAATCCACTAAATGTTCTAGATGTAGCAGTGAAACCAGTTGCTCCATTAAGAGCTGTGCTAGGAGAAGTTGAAATAGAATATGTAGCCTGATTAGTAGAACTCCAGCTTAGAACTCTGCCAAACCTTCCTGATCCACTAACTGAAAGACCAGAAATTGTTGGTGTTACAGCTCCGAAGAACGGTGGGAAGAACGGTGGGAAGAACGGTGGGAAGAACGGTGGGAAGAATGGGGTAGGAGCAAAGAATGGAGGGAAGAATGGAGGGAAGAATGGTGTAGGAGCAAAGAATGGAGGGAAGAATGGAGGGAAGAATGGTGCAGCAACACCTGTAGTTTGGTTTACAGTAGCATATGTTCCTGCAACAGTATTTTGATTTAATCCAGTTACGCTTATAGTGTAC